CATGGTAAAAACAGCTGTATCGGTCCAAACATAGGTAGCATCCCTGCCTCTGACTGCTCCCATAATGGAAGAGCCATCAGCCAGTCTTTGCGTACCAGCGGTATTGGTTGCTGTAGGAGTATAGGTGTTGATATCTTCTCGGTTGGACCATCTGATATACATATCATCTTGAGTACTTGTATCTCCAATAGTTGTTTCAGTTCCAAAAAATACTAAGTGTCTGTCCGGTGTAGATACCAGCATGTCCCTTGATGCTGTTGGCGCTCCAGAAATAATCGTAGCCCTTGTGCTTGTTGCAGCCGTTGCATCGGAATCCCATTCAAAACAAGATCCATTATGAATAAGAGCAATTAATTTTTTCCCAAAACTATCCAAGGTCCATAGACCAGGATCAATTACATAGTCACCACTAGCTGCTTCACCCCATGCTACATAATCGGAAGTATTCGTAATGGTTGCTGCATCTGAATGAGAAGCTGCAGTTGTATTTCTTACTCCCCGCGTAACACCGGTCAGGGTATTTGTACTAATTCCTGTATAACTAATTTCTTCAGAATCAATTTGAACATGATTAGTTCCTGACGATGGAAATTGGGAAGCATCGGTTAATACAACAGTGGTGGTTGAAGAATTAATAGCTCCATTAAGCGTGGTCGCTACTTCACCGGATACGGTTCCTCCCCATTGTCCTAAACTCCATCCATAACCTGGAGACTGGGATGCAGGACCTACTGGATAATAAAACTGAACTCTTATTCCTCCTGAAGTTGTCGCTCCGCTTCCGGTTTCTGCGGAAGACATTGTAATAGTAATAGTTGTTGAAGTAGGGACAGTTGTTACCATAAATTTTATATCATTAAAATCTGCAGCAACATAATCAGAATTAGTGATCGTTGAAAAAGCATCCAGATAGACAATGTCCCCAGCTGTTATTCCATGATCTGTGGCAAATGTAATAGTAACTTCGGTAGAATCATTAGTTGTCGTAAAAGCACTCGTTAAAGTAGAAGTTGTTTTAATGGGATGAATATCATAAAAAACACCTCCGGAATAAACATATAGAATTCGATTGGTTCCAATAGCTGAATACTTGAATCCAGAACTATTGAGGAATTGGTGCATGGCTCTAGCAACACCCGTTAAAAATTTTTCTCCCAGTTGAGACCATCCCCCCAATTTTTCAGGGGTCCCATAACGAAATCTGACATTATCTCCTCCCACCCACTGCCTTTCAGCACCGGTTGGAGTAACTTGTTTATTGAATCCTGGTAAAAAATCTACTTTTTGTAGCATATAAAGCTCCAAATTTTAAATTATACTATATTAATAAAAGAATCAACTATATTTCATATGATTTAAGGGAAGTAGATAAATGATTTTTGATTCGTAATGTTTGCTTAACGATTCAATTCTTGTTTTCATTTACAAGATTAAGATTATGGTTTTGGATGTGCGTCTTTTACAGCTTGAATAGCATCTTTCCAAGTAGTCGTACCATCAACTAAATCATGGTGTTGCATATCCATTTGGTCTTGCCAAGATGGATAACCGCCTTGTTCTGGATTTACTGTTCTATCTCTTTGATATTGTTTAGTATCGTATTCGACTTGAAGTTCTGCTTGTTTTACTTCTATATCCGCTTGTGAAATAGGTGTAGTTCCATTGAACCATTTTAAAGTTGAAAAATCTTGGTTCTTATAACCAAATTCAGCAGACGGATTAATTGCTTTTATTGCTTTGTCTATATCTATCATTATGCTAATACCTCTATAGCTGTTATTGATGATGCCTCTCTAGAGTATTCAGCTGAGTCAGTATCTGTATAAGCCCTATTCAAATAGACTGTTCCCCCACTTTGTATAAACCATTTGCAAGAATACTCTACCTCCGAAGTTGACGAAGGACTGTCAAGATAAACAATCGTAGCGTTAGCCATGGTTCTGGCATGGTCGATAAATTGTGAAGTTGAAACTCTAGACCTTGAACTTGCCGCATCTCCCATAAATATCTGCGTAGTATCTCTAAATAACTGTAAACTACTTGTATAACCATTAGAACTACCCATGGCCGTATAAGCAATAATTAAAATCTTACTGCTGGTTGCCGCTGGAGTAATTGCTACTGTAAAATCTGGAATTGTCGTAAAGGTAGTTGTTGTGTGCGTTTCTGTTTCAGTATTAACTGTCTGAACTACTTGTCCCATTTTTCCACCACCAAATCCTGTGGCTGTACCTGAATTTACAATCGTAGCACCTGATGGTACTGTGAATGTATCTCCACTATCGCCAAGTGTGAAAGCTGTGCCTGTTGCAGGACTTGCTTTATTTACTTTTATTTCACTCATTATGCTCCTTTTATATTAAAATAAATTGGGTGTAAACCTTTTTATTTAATGTTGTTATTGCCATATTATGCTCCTGTTAATTGTTTAATCTCATCATCGTCAAGTCCGAGATCTTTTAATTTTTGTTTCCCTGATGCTTTTTTTGCTGCTGCCGCAGCTTCAGCATCTTTTGTAGCCTGTGCATCAATAACAGCTTGTTCTTTATCTATAACTAATTGTGCTTCTTCTTCTACTGTTAATGCTACACTTATACCAAACGGATGTTCTGGTGTTGCTTTTATTCTATGTGCCATAATTATTTTCCTTAACTATTTTTAATTCCATATAAAGTGAATGTTCCTGATGTTATGTTTGTTGCATGAGAATTAAAACCAAAAGATATGCCTGATAATGCAGTTGCACTCAGCCAAGAACTTGAACCAGCTTCAGCCCAAAAATAAGGAGTTGATGACCATCTAGTTGTTTGCCATGTACAATTTTTATAAGCTACAGCATTTAATGGGTCAAAAAGAATTAGGTGTCCACTTGCGGTATGTGTCGCAGTCGTTCCTTGATTTTCTCCCCAAGTCATAACTTGCATGGCTTGTGAATAAGAACCATTTGTTTGGTCAACAACTGCACTTCCAGTAGATAGTCTTGTTCCGTAGAAAGCTCCTGTATATAAGGAAGTTTGGTTAGTATCACTTACTCTAACTCTAAAATCCATAACACTCGCACCCGCAGGTAAAATATTAGAATAATACACTACATAATTAGTATAGTCAGATGAAAAAAATCCATCAAAAGAAACTTCGGATGAAGCTGAAGCTGTTACGGTTGCTAAAAATGTTAAAGCACCACCGCCAAACCCACTAGCAGTTCCTGAATTGGTAACTGTAGCACCTGATGCGACCGCTAAAGTTACACCTGAAGGTACTGTAAAAGTATCACTTGAATCTCCAAGAGTTACATCTGTGCCTGATACAGGGATTATTTTATTTACTTGAATTTCACTCATTACAATATTCTAAGTATACCTGATATTGTCCAAACAGCACTTCCTGTAACACTTATTGGGCCACCTAAAAAATAATTTTTAGTAGCTGGTATAGTTATTGTTGTAGTGGTATCAACATCGTTATAATTTTTCCATGCATCATCAAAATCAGTAATTTCTCCACCCGCAGCACCAGCGGCAATAACTCCTGATGATCTATAAACATTATTCCCTACTTTTCCACTCATAAATTTTTATCTCCTATTATAATGTTTGATCTAAATAACTAACAACAGCATCCACATTTCCTGAACTAGCCAACGCACAACAAAGAGTATCTGTTGCTTCAAGAACAATTCTTGTCGTATGTTCAAAAGTTGCATTGGCAGCTAGAGCTTGATCTGAATAAATTTCATAATCGGTTCCGCTAGCTCCATCATCGATGTATAAATCAAAAGTCTCGGCTGCCCCCGCCGTTTCACAAATTGAAATGTTCAATACCGTATAAGTGTGTCCACTTGCTACTGTAAGTAAAACTTTTTCAGTATTCGTAATTCCACTACTTAAACCTACTTTCATTACTTCACTTGCCATATTTTCCTCCTATTAAAATCCCATTACAAATGCTTTTCCTGTTGAAGACACAGATGAGTTCATAGAACCCGCAATATCTACAACTCCAGTTCCATTTGGTGTCAAAGTAATTGCACCATTTGCAGCATCGGTAAGTGTAATATTTCCTGAATTTGTTCCTGAATTCGTATCTAAAATTAAATCGTATGCACCACTGGTAGTAATGTCTCCGGCCGCTGATCCTGAACCAATAACTACTTCACCTGTTCCTTCAGGTGCCAAAGTGATATTTCCATTAGAAGCATCAGTTAGAGTTATAGTTCCTGAACTTGAACCTTCATTTGTTGATAAAATTAAATCATGAGCACCCTTAGAAGTAAGAGTAGCATTTGCTGCGGACGAACCTACAGTAATGACTCCCGATCCTGCGGGTCTTAATTGAAGATTAACATTTGTTTGTCCTTGAGCTGCAATGATGGGTCCAGCGGTTCCTGTTGCTGCATTAGTAATTTTAACTTCATTAAGGGCAGAAGATGTAGTGCCAAAAACTAAGGATTCATTTCCATTCGCATCTGCAATATATCCTCCATCAGCAAATTTTGGAGCAGTTAAAGTTTTATTAGTGAAAGTAGTTGTTGAACTCGCTGTAACGTCTCCAGCAATATTAACTTCAACCAGATCTGTTCCACTCATGTAGATCAGTTTTTTACCTTTATCTGTTGTAGCAAAAGTAGTTCCTGATCCAGAGTCTGATGCTCCTTTTAATTGAACGGTAGAAGCTCCAGTTGTAGCATTAAAAACAACTTTCAATCCTTCCGTAGCAGTGGGGAAAGTTACAATTTTAGCTCCTGTAATAGCTCCTGTTAATTCGATAACTTGGTTTCTAGCAGCATTCGTTAAGCTGTTAGTCGTAGATGTTGAATCTCCATCAGTAATTGCTAAGACAGTTGTATTTGCACCAGCTGCTACTAAATTCACTGATTGTGAATGATAGCCTGATGCGGCTTGTTGAATAATGTCTAAATTTGTATTTGTTTTAGTACCCCAGGTTCCAGCGTTTTCGCCGGTAGCCATTTTTTCGATGCCTAAATAATTATATGTCGATGCCATAATTCTCCTAAATTTAAGACGTTACATCAGTATAGCTTGTAATTGATCCTGTTGCAACACTTGAATACGAGGTATTCGAACCCGTTGAAACAGTACTATAAGATGTAATCGAACCCGTTGAAACATTACTATAAGATGTAGCTGCCATAATAAGATCCTATTTAAGGGGTTGGTGATTGAATGGGTATACGAACTGTACCATCCGTATAATCATCTCTTCTACGTCTA